TTTCAAGAAAAATTTTATTATATGATATATTATAGTCACACAAAAAAGAAATGTATGGGAATCGAACCCACGACATCTTGACGAATCAAGTGCTCTACCAACTGAGCTAACATCTCTTTCATTATACAGTGTGTAAATTCTGCGAGGGCAAAAAATTAGAAGTAGTTTCTTAACAGACTTACTTAAAGGCACCACTCGGAGTATACTGATTCAACTCCACCAGTAGGTATAGATCTCGTCCATACACCTTTAAGTATCTCTACTTCTATTATACGGTATGTTATTCCTGCGTTTTTTTATGAATATGATCATCTAGTTCTGGACGTCGTTGCATCATTGTTATAGCTGCTGCAGCATTCCACATAACAGCTGATAAATGATCTTCATCTTCCCAACCATTACCAGCCTTAAGAGCATGTCTTATCATACGGTTTATACAGTCTTTTACACTAAGGCCATCCTCCCAGTTACGATCTCCGTATTTTTTAGCACCATCCTCATACCATTTAGCTAATGCTTCTATGGCTTCATAAGGTAGCAAATCGAACCTTCCACGTCCATCATTTGATTCACGTTTGGCTCCAGCTTCTGTTTTTTCCATATCTCCTTGTCCTGTTAACATAATGGTTCCTCCTTTGTAAATTGACAAAAGAAAAAGCCTAAGCTTTCTCAGGTTTATCTGTAATAACATTATCACTTATCAATATACAGCTATAGGTATCTGAATTTAACCCTTCTCTGAATATTGCAAATGACTCTTTATTATTAGCATTTAAATCTAAAATTTCTTTAACTTCTTCTAAATTAATAAATCCTCCATTTTCTACCCAACTAATAACACTTTTCCCTGCAAATTCATTAACTAATTTATCTTTACTTATTAATGCATGTATAATTGCTCCTGTTACAGCAGCTCCTACAATACAACTAACAAATATAATCTTTTGTTTATGTTCTTTACAGAATATTTTAATGTCTTTCATTTTAATACCCTCTTTCAAATTTATTTCATTATAGTGTGTGTTAATTATGCGAAGAGAAAAAGAAGAGTATAAGCTTCGAACTTACGTCTCTCGATTTCTCAAGTGCTCTACCATTGAGCTATTATCTGGTAACCCAGTTTCTTCTTTCATTATAAGACATGTTATTCCTGCGAGGGCAAAAAAGAAGGACATGTGCTATACACGTCCCTTGATTAAGAAACTCGCTAACTTAGTTGTTATAACATGACCATGTTCAAAACCCATCACCACAAACGCAATAGCAACATTTACACCCGCAACCACTAATACATCTTTACTAATAAAGTTTGGATTTTTTACATAACCCCTTCCTTTTTTTAGCACATCTAAATTAGTATTCATCGTTGTATATTCTGTTGTACTTGCCTCTATCTGTGACATTGCTTTTCGCACTCTTTTTATTTCAACCTCATCCTCGTCAATTTCTTTCTCTTTTCTAGTGAACAATTTCATATTCCTTCTCCCCTTTCAAGATTATTCATCTCACTATAGTGTATGTTATTTATGCGATATGAGAAAAAGAAAGACTATGTTTAATCTCTCTCTTTATTACACTATATGTTTAAATTGGCATTATGACTGATATTTAAAGTTAAAGTAGATTTGGTACTTAGTTCACTTAAGTCCTTATCAAGTACTAACCTATAAATATCTTTTTGAGGATCACTAGTATCCATCAAGAAAGTACCGTCCTTAACCTTATTATACTGTGCAGAACTAATGCCTATGATAACTCCTAAGAATATATCAACAGCAGTTATAGTTCCTACAATTTGCTCACCATAGGGGAATCCCCATATACCAGATAATGCAAAGTATAATGTTCCTAAGGCTGGTAAGAAATATTGAGCTAACCATTTTAATAGATCGTATGTTTTAGCCTTCATGATGTTTTAGTTTCTGATGTATTATTAGATATCTCAGCAGCTTGCTGTGTACCTGTTACTAATTCATCAGCTATATTATTTTTTGCAGTCATTGCTATAGCTTTAATTGCCTCTTGTCTAGCTTGTTCTTTAGAGTACTCTTTAAGTTTGCTAAATGTATACTGTACAGCTCTTGCTATATCTTGTTCACTTATAAATATTTTAAATATCCCAGGAATCAAATCATAAGCAATTTTCAATACAGATTTGAACTTTGCATCATTACTATATTCTAGCTTTTCAGCCGAGTTTATTAGTATTGGTATAGAGGCATATACCTCTTGCTTCTTTTTATTTAACAAGGCTATAAACAATCCAATTAGAGAAAATAGTAGAGTTATTAATAGACCAGAATTTGCCGTTACAAAATCATAAATTTGATTATACATTAATATCATCCTTCGTTTATATATTTACTCTTATAAACAAGATAGAAGAGTATTCTTGCCAATTACATAATCATTATTTAAATGTTTATTCATCTGTTGTCTGCCAACAGCGTCGTAAGTCTCTCTATAGTGTGGTGGAGTATTAGGATTAGCATAATTATTATCTATTCCTATATGAACCATTGTTTGAAACCATCCTATTACGGGATTCACACTACCTGGTCCAAGAGCAACTCTTGATAAAGCCTCCATTGAGTTAATACCAAGATCCCCATCAATAATTAGAGAGTGTCCATCATTATTTTTGAATCCACCAGCGTTTAAAGCCCTCTGTAATAAAGCAGATGGACTTTCAGCAGATCCCTTTGGACTAGTGGATGGTTTAGATGGAGTTGTTGAGGTATAATTTATATACGGGCATTTACACCAGTTAGTCCAAGGTGTTCCGCCCTTTAAAGGTGTTTCAATGACTCCAAACACAGTTCCATGAGCTTCTATTACTTTTCCTTCACCAATATACACTCCAATATGTCCTGGTTTGCATACACATAATCCAGGAATATCTGGCATAGTTGCAATTGAACCCTTTATCGTAGCAATATCTAACATGCTATCTGCACTGGCATCGCTCGCTCCAGCGTAGTTTACACCTGTATCCCAATAGTAAGCCTTTATTAAACCTACACAATCTACGGTTCTTCTACCTACCCAATTGTTCTTTATAAAGTCAAAGTAGTTACCTACTCCTTGAGGGTACTGTCTAACCTTAGCTGCAAATTCATCAGGGGTTAGAACCTTTCCAAAAGTCCCCCATACATATCCCCATTTCTCAGCTAATGCACGTTTAGCAAAAACTACTAATCCTTCATTTGTATACATTAATAAACCCTCCTCTATTTTTTTAAACCTATTAATTGTGGTGCATATTTTGTAAATAGACCATAAATGGTATTAAATAATATTCCTGCTCCTATAAGCCATAAACCCCATATTTGCATTCTTTTCTCTTTAGCTAAATCTTTCTTATCTAGAGCAGCTTGTTTATCTGCTTCCTTTTTATCATCTTCTATTTGTTTCTTTTCAGCTTCTTTTTTATCTGCAATATCTTTAAATCCGCCAACTACCATATCTTTAATTTCTTTATTAGTTATAGCTAGGGCCACTTTACTTTCTTTATCAGCAATAGCCATTAAATTTTGAGTATCTTGAATACTCTTCATAGTGTATTTGGTTTCAGTATGTCCTTCTTTGATTTCTGAAACTATCTTAGTTATCTCTTTAGTATTTTTTTCTCCGGCATCAATATCTTTTTGCATTCTTAAAATTGTCTCAGACATTGGACATTTTCCATCCTCTAACATTCCACCATCCCCTATATGTCAAATTGATGCCTATAGGAATATGTTTCTGTCTATCCTATAAGCCTTATTATGTCATTTTAAGATTTTTAAAGATTAAAACCACCACCACCAACCCATAAAACGGGTCGCCTCCTTTGTTACCATCCCATCCCTTTTATTGGTATGCTACCATTTTGATTTACTCAGTCTTGTCTAAATTTATAGTATCTGCTACAGTTTCTACTGGTCTAGGTTCTATCAATAGCTTAAGGGCTATTGTAGTGTCGTACTGTTCCTGGTTTATTCTGCCTGCTGCAAATGCTGCGTCAATCTGCGGATAATTAAAGTCTTTTGCCGCTCTCTCTTTGATTGCTTGGTCATATAGTGGGCTTTCGGGCGCCACTATTTCAAAGGTCCTAGTCCCATCTAAATAGATCATTCTTGCATAGTTACCTACTCTAAAACTATAAAAAGCCATTTTATACCCCTCCTGTTACTTCTATTACATAATTTTGAAAGTCTACGGCGTCTGCTTCCATTTGTGTCATTCTGTCCGCCTGGTCACTTATAGTTGATGCCTGAGCTGTTACTGCCGCTTCTAACTGCTTGTTTTGGGTCTCCAGCTTTGCTATTTTTTCTTGGTCAGTTATCTGTGGCTCCGCTGGTACATTTGCTTGCTCTAATAATAAGTTTAGTATTTCACCCGCGCGCTGTTCTGTAGTTATAAAGCCACCGTTTATAAAGTCAATATTTTGATATATGCCAGGTGCTAATACTACAAAATTACCATCTTCTAATTGTTCAATTGTAAAATCTTCTTTTAACATTTTAATACCTCCTATTGATATAAGTAATAACTTTGAAAGTTTCCACTTGTGTCCGTCATTCTTCCCGTATCTTCGGATAAAGCTACTACAGTAGAAAAATTTGTAGGTGTTACTGAATATAGAGCCGTGGTGGATACATCCATTTGATACACATTATAAGTGTTGTTGGTAAGGGGTATTACTATATATTTTCCTGTTAGACTTCCAACAACAAATTCTGGACTTAGCGGTACTGTTAGTAGCACTGTTCTTGAGCCATCAGCATTTACTATAGCTAAAAAAGCTTGTGTGCTACCGTTACGTTCTGTTACACTGCCTCTAACACTAACAGTAGCATTCCTATTCATAGCGGCATGACTTAAGGAATAAGTTGCAGTAAACGTTTTTAATACTGTTGCATCGGATATTTTTATATTTCTTAAAGTCCCATTACCTGCGTTATAAGATACCCATAAACTATTATCATCACACCAATATAGCATATTGGAATTGACTGCATATGTCAGATTAGTACTAATAATTGTTACAACGTTGGTTGATACCACATATTTACATATATAACCTACATTATTGAAGTAATATATTTCAGTACCAGCACTGTTGCATACCATTGTTTTGTAGGCCCCCGAAGATTGCACATTAGCATTTGGTAACAGTACCCAAGAACTTCCACCCCATTTATATAGGGCACCAGTAATTTCAGCCATATACAAGTTACTACCATCATCACTCATACATATTGCAGCGGCTGAAGTGCTATACCAACCCATATCAGTTAGGGAACCAGTTAGGACATTATATTTCCATACATGCTTACCTGCTGCATAACATACAAAGTACATAGTATTACTATCAGCAGTCATGCAGGTCATAAAATCGTAAGTTGGATAGTAAGTACTCATGGCTCTAACAAGGGATATTCGCTTACCTACATACTCAGCGGGTAATGGCTGGTATACGCCTACCGCACCATCTATTGCCACACCTTTTTTTATATTAGCGGGTACTGCATAAATTGACTTTACAGCCAGGCCCGTAAGCGTCGCCATACTCATACTTACATTTGCTGTAATTCCTCGGCCTACTAATGCTGCTACAAGGTCTGCCTTTTGGTTTATGCCTTCCATTTCTTGCAGCGACGCTATTAACGCCGCTATTGGGTTGCTATTTATTAAATTCGCCATTGTTTCTCACCTCCTAATCTATTCAAACGCCCACCACTGTAAATTTAAGTTGGCTAGTGTTGCGTCGGTTAAAGTACAGCCGTCAGTTGTAAGCACTTTTGCGGTTTGATTTACTGTATGCAAGGCGCCGCCATTCTGTGATATTGTAACACCGTAGCTGGCTAACAGGTTATATACTAGGTCATTTATGCTGGATAGTGTTATAGACACTGTATAATTAGAATAGCCAGCAGTACCTAAACTAAAAAACATTTTGCTAGGCGTAAATGGAAGTCCTATCACTTGTATTAAGCCTGCTGCTGTTACTGCTAATACCCCAGCTTGGCTTCGTTTTCCTCCTGTACCTGTTACGCCGTCTATTACTATACCTGTCCTAATATTGGCCGCTACTAAGTTTGCGCTTTTACCCATTTTGCCTACCAACGTCGCCCAGGCTTCTGAAACTATAGCCGCTATGCCCCTGGTAGCTAGTGCGGTTACTACATTTTGCTTTATAGTGCTATTGTTTGCATCTGCCACATTATTAATAGCTATCAATGTTTCTTTTTGCGTCTGTAGAACAGTTACTTGAACTGCTACAGCATCAGTTCCAACAGTTGGCAAACCTATTACCGAAGCTAGTTCATTTCTTTGATTTATTCCTTCGCTAGCTTTTAAACTAGCTATGGCTGCTGGAGCTTTAGAATCTAATGGAATTTGACTCATTTTGAATTACCTCCTTTAACCATATATATTATATACAAATGGTAAATTAGCATAAGGTACTCCACTTGTGCCACATGTAAAACCATTTGCAGTGATGCTACTTGTATAACCATTAGTCGATTGTGAAGGAAAGGATAAAGCTGCATTATATTGAGCATCTATATACATGCACTGAGGCCAGTTATTTACAATTACCTGTACTAATTTAGGTTGAAATGGTAACCCAGTAACTATGGCTTTACCAGTAGCATCTGTGGTTCCTACTCCGCTAAACTTTTTTATAGTACCTGTAATACCATCTATAGTAACACCATTTGCTATATTTGCCGAGATCTTATTTGGATCACCTTTTATTTTACCACTAGATAGTGTTCCATCATAATAACCAGCTGGTATTGGTTGATCTACAGTACCACCAATCATAACTAGGGAACTTCCTACTTTATTAACTTGAGTTATAAATTTATCTACTAAAGCCTTTAAACTTTCTGTAGCCACTGAAGCTATACCTTTTAGAGTAAGATTAGCAGCTAAGTTTGCTTTTTGTGCATCTATATCAGTTCCTATTTTTATCCATGAATCACCAGCCACTGTAGGACTACCTAATTTTCCAGTTATATTAGTATTTACTACGCTGTTACTAAGATCTGCTTGATTAGCAATTGTAACTAGATCTAATAAATCAGAGGGTTTTAAACCACCTCCACCAACATTAACTCTTCCTACCGTCATTTAGACCACCTGCCTTATCAATTTCAAATCACATATAAAACTAGATGTCGGAATTGTATCTGCATATATTCTAACATATCCTGTAAAACTATTGTTGGCAGATTTAAGACTACTAGCTTTATCTAGATCAGCTACTCTTATATTAACATCTACAACAGTAGTATCTAAAATATCTGTATCTACTATATCATACTTATAAAATGAATTAACATCTAATGTCCAACCAGTTATTGGTATGGTTATGCCTGTTTTTATTTTAACTTCATTTCCTATAAGGTTAAGCAAATTGCCAGCAGCATTTTCATCTAAAATATCTTTTATTGTAACCAGCCAATCACTAAACTGAGCATTCCACTGTAAAAGTAGAGCATCAATATCTACAGTGTCAAGAATGCCGGTTACAAATGGACATTCAGAAGTACCTATTTTATTTGTAATATTGGCTTGAGTAATAGAAGTAACCCCTGCACCAACATAAATAAGACATAATGGATATTGATTAAGTTTTTCTGTTCTATTGAAAGTTGGGGCTAATGGATTACTTGATGGCGTACCTTTTATAATCTTAATGATATTTGCTCTACCTTCATCATTTGAATTAACTTCTAAAATTACAGCATCAATTCTATTAAGAACTATTTCAGATTGAGTAACAGTAAGCGCTAGTAGTGCATCATTGTTAGTCCATGTATGATTAAACCATGCTCGTCCTAAGCCAACATGCAAGCCCATACCAGTTGTTGCAGTACATATTAATGTGTCTGCTATAGACATGAAGACTCCATCATTAATTATGCCATCAAATAATGTTGACATCTGAACAGTATTATATTTTCTATCACCATTTAATGAGTTATAAAAACCATATGTTAAACTCATATTAAACCTCCTTTTTCTTTTGTCTTAGACTATTGTGAATGTTGGATAAGCAGTTATGCCATTAGCATTTTGAGATCTAATTAACTCCGTAACTCTAGATTTAGATGTAAGTCCATAATCACTAGCTATTTGTACTATATCTCCCATAAAGAAGTCTATTCCATACTTATACATGCCAAGAGTATCTGCCTCACCATCAAATGTTTTTGTAATGGAATTAACATTAAGATCGTCAATTCCTTTTTGGATTAACTGTGCAATATAATCAGCATCGGACAATGTTACATCATCAACAGTTTGGTTAATGCTACTTGCGTCCGTATACATCTCTCTCCTAGATAAATCAACACCACCACCAACAATAGTTGTCTTACGATTAATTCCTTCTCCTTCTCCATCAACAACAGTAAGTGTTTTCATGATTTTTTGAGACTCTTCATAATTACTGTTTGTTAGATTGTCAAATTTTGGTGAGAAGACCACATATGGATTTAGAAGTTGATCATAAGATCTATCTATTCCCGCATATAATTTAAATATAAATTGATTTGTCTCCGAAAGAGTTAACTTGAATCCAATATTATTTGCTGAACAGAGTTTTTGAATGGTATCATATAAATCTAAACCTTTAGTAAATTGTGCTTCTACGGTTAATGCTGTAATAATTGGATCTGTGGAAACTTCAAATATAAAATTAGAAATTGCTCTATCAGTTATAATAGGTGAAATAACATTCTCATCTAATAACTTTTTTATTCCATTTTGAAAGTTTCCCGTTAATACTGTCTGGGTCCAAATAATACGACGATTAATAATAGATTCAATAGATCTACCAGTTACCAATAAACAATTACCTTTTTCTATATCAGATTTGATAACCAAACTCTCAATAAGCATTAAATGATCTGAATCAGCACACCAAATATAGTAATCTTCTTTTAAATAGTCTAAAAATTCTATTGTTGCTTGAGTATAAATCTCAAAGTCTCCATATCCACAATATCTATCAGTCCAAATAAGAGACTCAAAAGTATCTAACATAGCAACAGATTTTAAATTAGTATCTAAAATTAATAACTCCATGCTATACTCCTTCGTAAACTATTTGATTTTCTATTCTAAATTGTAGATTA